AAAGCCCTTTGTCTCCTTCGAGAGATGAGGGGCTTTTTGCGTTTAAAGGACAGAACATGGCAAGCAAAGACGGAACCAAGGTAGAACCGATCATCTGTTGAGACTGTTGCAAAGCCTGTTGAACTTCAGGCGGCATATCCGCCGCGTCTTCCTCCATCTCGGCCTGCTGGATATTGGGCGGCAGGAGCAATTTAAGCCGCTTGGCTACCTTCTCGGCTCCCTGGAAGTCCATGTGTTCCAGAATGACATCGGCAATGTAAGGCCCGACTCCCTGAACCCCCTGCATGATATTAATTAACGCCTCCCGGGTTTCCTCTCTTTGTGAAGCAAAGGATGGTCCGGTTTTAACGCTCACATCGTATTTACCCACTTCCAGGTTGTAGAGCTTCTTGCCGCTTTCGTCCTGGGATTCGCCCTGACTCAAGCTGATAATCTTTTCCTTCTGATCCTCGCCCAGGATTCGGAGTAAATTGCGGTTTTTATAAACGGAAGGAATGACCTCAACAATGCACCGGCCACAGTATTGGATAGCTCTGGAAAGGTTGTCTACAAAGTGGAAGTTGGATACATCCGATTCCCGTTGACGGGCAAGGATCGCTTTACCGCTGGTTTCGTTGGAACGTGCGCCTAAAGAGGGGTCATAGATGCCGATAATGGCCTTCATGTCGTCTGAGGCATTGAGGGCTTCCTGCAACGCTCCGGCAGGGATTCCGGCGAAGGGCTGGCGTTGCGGTGCTACCTGACCATCGTATTCAAGGAAAGGGAATGATCGGTTGTTGGCGTTCATCCACTTGTTGCGTTGACCTTTGGGGATGAATCCTGTCGGCCCCACCCATGGAGCGCGGGGTGCCAGAGCCACAAGCTCAGTAGTCGCGGAACGCCAGAAGTTGAACATGGTCTGTGAATCCCTGGCATCCCTTATCATGGACCGGAAGTAGCGCCTGCCATCCAGCATGATTTCTTCACCCCATACCGGACAAATTGGGATATGCTCACCGGGCCAATCTTCTTCCTCTAGCACTTCAATGCCGTTGATGATCCGGCGCTTCACCCGCTTGACAGTCACGGTGCGTTCCCGCGCTATTTGCAGGCCCATTGTTTCCAGGAAGGCACCGATCAATTCATCGTTGGTCAGTCCCTTGAGATCAGCGCCCGATTCTTCCAACAGCCCCTTAGAGGCCGCAATCATGTCATCTTCACGGACTGACTGACCATCAGACAGCAGGAACAGCTTTCTTTCTTCATCCTCCCGCAACCAATATGCGGCAATCTGGACCCGGTTGCCTTCCAGGTATTGCTCATGGAACACGCGCCGGTCACTCTCAAAGTCAATCTTTCTGGCATCGGGATATCTTTCTTCAAATTCCTCATTCTTGATGAAATCGGATATGAAGGCATAATCCCAATCGGAAGCGTCAAACTCCGTTGAATGGGTATCCCAATGCACCATCAGGGCATTAGCGATTCGCTCAATCTTCACTTCCATATCGAAAGTATTATCATTGGCGTAGTCCAGCGCCAGTTGGAAGAATCCGAACCCACCCGAAACGGCGTGGTCTAGTGCCGTGTCATAGGCGACATCGGCGTTTGAGTTCCTTTCTATAGTCCTCACCAGTCCATTGATAACTTCTGCCGTTTGAGGATCAGCTTCATTGTCCACCGGACTAACAATGATTGAAGGTTTGTTCAACCGCGCATCATTGACTACCTGGCGCACAAAGGATGGGAGTTTGTTGATGGTGAGGCAGGGCCGGCCTTCCTTCTCCCGCTGGTCCTTGATGACTTCGGGCCACTGGTCGCCTAGCCGGGCATAGCGCACATCTTCCTCAAAGTTCTCCCGGTTGTAGTAGGAGCCTTCCTGCGACTCCTCAAACTTCTCCAACGCTTCTTCAATGATCGGTTCTACCTTGGTTCCGTCTTTGCTTGCCATGTTCTGTCCTTTAAACGCAAAAAGCCCCTCATCTCTCGAAGGAGACAAAGGGCTTTCGTGAATTGGCCTCTTTACTTGCTACCGGTTAAAACTATTGTCCTACTGGCTCTTCCTTTTTGGTTCGTTGTCTGTAATAGCTCATGTTCACTGGCATATCTAAATCCACCTGTGACCTGATGCTGACAGACTTGATTTTACCAAAATACAATCTAACTATGAACTCACCAGACCATCTTTTCATAATGGCATCTTTAATCATTATAAATAATTTTGCCAGTAAATCCATTTATTTCCTTGTCTTCTGTGCGTTGTCTATTGGGTCAGTGGGGCTACTCATTTATTTCCTTTGAAAAGAGATACCCCTTCATCCAATGCTTCGGCTGAAAGGTGTTCAAAGGGCCTCCAGTTGTTCAGTTCCATCATTTCATGACTGCCAACGCCAAGCCTAAACAGATACTCTTCAAATAATTTCATGCGTAACTCTTTAATTTCCTCGGTGGTTAAATCTTCAATTTCTTCTAATGTCAAGAACCCATATTCATCCATTAGAATGGCCTAAACATCCTGTTTGGTTGTGGTCCCATATTTCGCATGGCGTCAGTGTACCATTCAGGAAATTGGACCCCCCGCCTCATTGATTGCTGGGTTGTATCCCAAGGATTGAACATACCCATTCCACCCGTCATGCCGCCGCCCAAGCCTGACATTCCACCGCTTCGCCCAAAATCACCCCGCCCTTGATTACCAAAGCCGGGAATAGCACCCACAGGACGACCAAAGTTCATCGGCTGGGCATTCGGGTCATTCTGCCTGGGAAGCCGACCAAAATTCATGGGCTGTGCATCCGGAGTGAAGTTATTCACATCTGCGTCCATTGGCATCTGTCCCTGACCCCAATCACTGCCCCAAGGGTTTTGTCGGTTGGTCAACATATCAGCCCATGAACCTTGGGGTGGTTGGAATCCGTCGCGCCTATTGGACCCACCTATCATACCGGGCGCATTGCCTCTTATCATGTCAAACATTGCCATCTTATTTCTCCTTCTGTTTTAGTTCAGCTTCAAGTTCTTTGATTTTATTTATTGACCTTCCTTCTCTGATTCCACACTCAAAAACAAAATCATCCCGCTGTCTATCGGCTTTCTTGTGGAATTCCAGTTGCTTAGTGAGGGATTCTACTGCGGCCTTGGATGATTGTATGATCCTATTATTATCCTGTTCCTGTAATTTAAGGTCTTTGATGAGGGACTCGACTAATGCTATGAGCCATACAATATCAAGGTCTGTATCGCCCCAATGATTCTTAATTATCTCCAGCCGATCCGTACTAAACGTATCCGTGTGAATATCATAGACACGCTTCCCGTACTTTGTTCTCAAAACTTTCTCTGTTGCCTCAATACCACGAGGCGGCCCTGGATTGGCTGGGTCAAACTCTTTCATTTCTTCAATCCCCTTTGCGGCCATCAGCCGCATGGCTGGGTAATCTATCCCATCATTCCCGAACTTCTCTTTATTGCTTTCAACCCATTCATCAATTCTTTCAAGTTCTTCTCCCAATTCATCAATTTTTTCTTCTATTCGATCACGCCACCTTGAAAGCTGGTATTCACTGAATTTCCTTAAATCGCTGGGAAGTCGCATCACCCCATCCACGCACTTTCGCCCAGGTGTTCAACATGAACTTCCTCCACGGTTTTCTTTACCAAGCTAGGGAACAGTTCGGTCATCACCCACACCAACGCGTCCACCCGATCGGGCGATCCTTCACCCTCATAGCCACCAGCCACCATTTGGCACATCTGGCTCTCAAGCTGTGGGAACGTGCCGATATGGGAGATGCGCCCGGCATCATACAAAGCGGAGATGGGTTCGGCCCTAACGTGATGGCCCCGGGTTGCCCTGACCTCGATAATCGGGACACCGGGCCGCTGAGACTCTAACGTATGGCGGCACATATCTCCGCCCTGGTTAATCTCAATGACAATGGAGTCGGCATCCCACTTGTCAAAGGCTGAAAGCGCCCTTTGTGCCCAATGCGCCGGGTTGCCCTTGGTGGTCATGTCATCCAAAACATAACCCCGCTCATCGGCTCCCAGGCCACCTACAATGATTCCATGCTCATTCGATCCTTCTTCATGCGACACGGCCGGGTCCACGCCTACCAGAATACGGCCCATTTCAGGCATGATGCTACGGCGGCACTGGTGCAGAATCATCCGACTCCAGATCGCTCCAATCGCCATTGGCTCGTATTCACCCAGCCAGATATGGGCGAAGCGTTCCGGCTTCTGTAGCTTGTCAAACTCCATTTCTTTTCTCAGGACAGGCGGGAAGAAAGCATTGTCTTCAGGCATCATGTTGATGATTAAGGAATCAGGCGGGACTATCTCACCTCGGAATAGTTTATCAACCGGATCGGAAGCGTTGCGTGGGTTCCAGGTAAACCATAGTTCTGCTTCAGGTAGATAATTGCTGTTTCGTATAGTGGGTACTATGACTTCAAGGGAATGGGCGCTGATCGTTTGGGATTCCTCGACCCAAGCAATGTCTATTCCCTCCATTGATTTTATCTGGTCAGTGGTCATCTTGCCCAACCCGGTGAAGATGAACCTGGACCCGTTCACCCCCTTGATTTCATTCTGAGTGGATTGGTAGAAGGCAGTCAGCAAGTGGGATGCAATCTTGTCTTCCAGCAGTTGCTTAACCGAGTCCTTGATGGATAGTTGTACTTCTCTGCAACAAAGGATACGCAGAGGATATTGCTGAGCCAGTACCAACAAGGCGGTGGCAACACTGTGAGACTTGGCCGTACCACGCCCACCGTAAATAGCCTTGTATCGCATGGGTGCCAGCAAAGGCACCATCTTTTCAGGTAACTGAATTTCTATGACAGTCTCATTCATTTTAAAATATCACTAAGAAGTTTAAGACAAACAAGCATCACCGTCGCGGCACCAACTCCAGTGAACACTAGTAACACTATCTCAATCATTAACCATTACCCCCCAAGGTAGCCGTACAACGTATTCATCATTCACTGTGATGATCTTCTAGTTTTAAAATATACTTTTCCATCTTCCATGTGCCGTCAACGCTCTCCGTGGTTATCCATTCCGAAAAAACTCAATAAGTTCTTCTTCCGGTTCGACCAAATCCATCCAGCGACCACACCCACCACCGCTAAACATACGATCATAGGATTCCCTAAGACGCTTAATTTCTTGGTTAGTCATTAGTTATTGCCTCCAATGCGGCTAGGTGGGTTGCTTCAAATAGAATACTTTGCCCCGTACTTTCTGCCAAGTATCCTGTGGTTGCTACTTGCAATTTAATGTGAAAGGTGTGCCTTTCTGGATGCCCACGCATAGCCTCCATCGTCCGACCGAAGCCTTGCCATGAGTTGACTTCCCTTAATGCTTTGTCTCCAATGCCGAAAGTTGGATGAACATTATTATTATCATCCACCCATACTTTAGTCCCTTCCGGATCATCAAAATTAGTGGGAACTAACTTCCACCCCCACACTTTCTCCGCGACTTCTATACATTGTTCGTTAATCATTAACCATTACCCCGTTGACCATTACTTTCGCCCTTGGTGTTTCCTTCCCTGCAACCGCAATGACATTGACAACCACCTTGCCATCTTGAGGTATTGGCGTATTGTTGTCCTCATCCATTTCCTTCAACAGTTTTATAGCTGGTACTTCACCCTGCATTGCCTGATGAACGGCTACAATTGCCACAGCATCAGCATAAGTGGGGCTATCAGGTTCATAACCATAGTTCTTTAAAATCTTCTCAACTTCACTAGGTGCCCTGGTTCTCAAAAGCCTCCTGACCTTGGCCTTCAGACTATCCTTTGACCCTTTAGGTCTTCCATTTGGATTGGAAATCTCTCCCGGCTTGAACTGAGTTAATTCCCGCCCCGGACCATTTACTGACCTATTCTCACTCATCCTCATTCCTACCAAAAGAAAGGGTTGGATATTTATCTACATCCTCAGATTCAACCTCGGATTGGGTAATGCAACTCATTCTAATCTTTTTCTGATAATCTGAGTTCTCAACATAAAACTTATAAATTTGCGCTTGCTCTTTCTCATTTTCAGGACTGATATGAACAAACCCAGCAAACACATCAAATTCAACTATCATTCATACAACCTCACTTTAGTTTTACGTATTTCTTCTGTTTCACGTCCCATTGCCTCACAGGATCCGCGCCAAGCGTGTACCAATAGGGATATGAGGTGTCCCTCGTAATCAGCTTGAAAACCCTATCCCCATACACAGAAACGCATTCAGTCGCAGGCTCTACTGCATGAACCATCTGGTAAACATACCTGGAATAAAATCCATCCTCCAGAAAATATAAAACCACCAGCCCGCTTGAGAACGCCTCCCAACGATAATGCTTCGATGGATGGGGTGGATCGGCTTTGACTTTGACAGGCCAAACAATAAAGAAAATTAAAAAGGCTATTGCAGTTATTAGGATTTGCATCCGTGTCATACCCACAACCCTTTACCTGGTACGCAGGCCAGCCATTCCCCTTCCCGCGTGTGCTTTAATCCTATTTTCATTTCTTCCATACATTTGGTTTTACTGTGTTCTGTTAAAACGTATTCAATCCTCTCTATCTGGGCCTGTGGTGATATTAAAATGTAAATCAGCCACCAAATTTCCATGCCAGTACCCTCGCCACTACTTATCCTGTAACCATCCCTTCCATAACCGATTCATTTCCAAGTCCCAATCAACCTTTTTAGGTTTAGGTGTTGCCTGGGGCATGGGAGACAATTCCACGATTGGAATATCAACGCCACAACACCAGGCATCCCGCTCGGCATCGGTCATTAGCAACCAATCCGTCACACTTATTCGCTTTTTATTCATTTCTCACCTATGCCCCACACAAGCAAGGGCTCGAAGCTGTTCCCCTTTGAACGAAACTGTTCCGGGCTTTCCGGTTCGCATTTATACGGCACCCCATAATCGGGATGTGGCTTGCCATCGGTTACGTCCCCACCGGGCATCTCACTCTCATCCACCTCTACTTCTATGGTGGCCTCTGGGTCGTCTATTTCAACCCCCACTGAAAATGAATGAAAGTATTGCATCGATGGCGTTTCATTCTCTTCCACCTGGGCGTTAATCTCATCGTTCTGTTGCTTAAAAGTAGTGTGAATTTCATAGCCATCCGTCAAGCGGTCGATGAATTTCCACAACATGAACCCGACAAACGCGCAAACGCCAAAAACAGCGAGTCCGATTTTAAGAATTTCGCCCCAGGTCATATCTCATCCTTGTCTAAGAGAAGGCAGAGTTTTTAAAACCTCAAAGGCTTCATGGAAAATCCAAGGAGAATTTTTGAAATAATCTTTATCTTCTTTCTGGAGTTCATCAGATGAATTTAATTTATGATCCTTGAGAACCAGCACATAACAAGAATCGTCCACCGTAAAGTGAGCCTTCCCTCCATATTCATCTTCCAAACTCGCAACAGGGCTGACGATTCCCCCGTTAATTATTGCGACTTGCTTGGCTGTATCCACTTGTTTGTACATTATTTATTTCTCACGGAAATTAGGTAAAATTTCAATGTTTGGTTTTCTTTTCATTCCTCCGGCTCCAGTTTGTCCGGCGGCTCAGGAGTAATCTTCCGCTCGGTTT